GCGGTAGGCGGCCGCGGCGTAGACGAGCCACTTGGTCTCGCCCTCGCCGATGACCCTGTAGGGGGCGTCGAGCCAGAGCGGCTGGATCGAGCCGTCGGGGAACTTGGCGTAGAACGCCTGGATGCGTTCGTTGACCGGGACGTAGTCGTCCATGTTCATGCGTCGCCCTTCCGGTCGCGGTCCTGGTCCTCGAGGCGCCGCATCTCGATGACGAACCGGCGCCAGTCGGTCTCCTCGGCCCGGCGTCGGTGTTCGCGGCGGAGGTGGCCGTCCTCGATCCAGAGCGACGTGGCGACGAGGGCCCAGGCGATCGCGAGCATCGTGACGAGGTTCATGCGCGCCTCCAGACGAGGAGCCGGCGCGAGTGGGCCTCGGGCCGGGTGGCCTTCACGGTCTGACCGGTCGTGGCGATGAGGCCCTTGCGCGCCTGGGCGTTGAGCCGGGCGCCGATGACCTTCGAGACCTGCCGGTCGAGCTGGACGTAGGCCCAGTCGGGCCCGTAGGCCGCCTCGACGTCGTTGCGGACGTCCTCGGCGGTGAACAGAGGCCGGGCCTGGACGCATCTCGCGATGGCGAGGTCGACCTGGTGGACGAGCTGCTGCTCGGCGTTGCTGACGGCGAGCGCCATGCCGGCGTCGCGCAGTTCATCGCCCAACGTGGGCTGGTAGTCCATGTTCGCCTCCCCAGGCTCGGACGTCGCCGAACTTATGGGGTCCGGGTCCGCTTGTCCACCAGCATCGACAGGAGCGTCTGTAGGGCGAGGATGTCGGAGCGGAGCTGCCGGTTCTCGTGCTCGAGCCGGTCGAGCTTCGAGTCCATCGTGGTCAGGCGTGCCGAGAGCCGCCAGATCAGCGTTCCGAGGCCCACCCCGAGGGTGATGAGGGCGATGGCGAGCTCGACGGTCACAGGGAGTCTCCGGTGGCGAGGCGGCGTTCCCACCAGGAGTCGGCGGCGTCGTAGTCAAGGGTTCGGTCCTGGACGCGGAGCAGCTCCTCGAGGGCGTCGTCTGGTTCGTCGTCAGGTTCGGGGTCGCCGAGAGGTTCGGGTCGGTCGCCCATGGCGAGGCCGTTGATCTGGTCGAGGAGCTGGACGAGGTACTTGCCGGGGCATGCGGTCGAGCCGACGTCCCGGTGGGGCCGGTAGGTGGCCGGTCCCCAGCCGGCGGTGCGGTGCCATTCGGCCCACTTGGCGAGGTCGTCGATGACGTGGACGGGCGGCTGGGTGGTCTCGTAGTTCCCGAGGACACAGACCGCATGGGCGGTTTTGTTGTAGCCCCGGGTGTGAGCGCCAGCTACGCCGGGGCCCCGGCCCTCGTAGAACGCCCGGTCGCGTGGCGAGTAGAGCCAGGTGTAGGCGATGTCGGCCCAGCCTCGGCCTTCCTGGTGGAACCGCTGGATGCCACGGACGGTCTCGGGGCCACCATCATGGCCAGCGGAGTGGTGGAGGAACAGGTGGCGGACCGGGGCTGGGATGCCGACCGGCCGCCCCTTCGGTTCGGCCGCGCCCCAGGCGGAGCGTCGGACGAGGTCCATTCAGCCGGCCTCGCCGGCCTTGCGCGGCCGTGAGAGGGCGTAGTCTTTGAGGGGCACGATCGCGGCCGCGACGCCGGACGCGAACGCTGAGAGGAGTACGGCGCCTTCCATCGCGAACGCCTGGGCAGCGGCGAGGACGCCGACGAACGCCTCGACGAACGTCCAGGCGGCGCGCTTTGCGGAGTCGACCCAGTCCATCGTCAGTCCTCTGTCGGCATGGGCAGGTCGGCCTTGATCTGGGCGACCTTGGCCTCCCAGTCGGCGATGGTTACGCCGGCCTCGCCACGCTGAGCCTCGAAAAACAGGGGGTCGGACTCGGCCCGGTAGCGGACGAGACGTGCCTTTTGGACGGCGGCGACGGCCAGCTCGTAACGGACGGCCGGCCAGGCGTCGTCGAGGGTCTTTTTGGTCGGCTTGGGACTGTCCGAAAGCCAGGTGAGACCCTCGTAGGTGTCGCCGTTCAGCGTCCATTCGGACCCGGGCCGGATGGCGGTCAGGACGGCGGCGTAGTCGACGTCGCTCATGCGGTGACCTCGATCGCGGTGATGGACGACGTCGTGCGCCAGATGAAAGTGCTAGCGCCGTCGCCCTTGCTTCTGTTGACGTAGATCGTGCTGGCGTTTTGCTGGGCGTTCGTGACGGCGACGTCGTAGTTGATCGCCGACGTCGTGGCCGGCGAGTCCAGATAGACCATGACCTGGTCCATCTGGTAGTTGTCGTTAGCGGTCTGAGAAGCGCTCGATGACTGCCCTCGGGGTGAGGCGGCGTCGCCGATGTGGATGGGCGTGCCATCACGGAGAAGCGCCGAGGACGCGCCGGTGACGCCGGCATCCGGTGCGATGGATACTCGGGCGATGATGAGGACCTTGTTCGTCGCGGAACCCGGGGTAATCGTGGCGCGGAGTCCGGTGACCGGCGTCAGCGAGTTCGACGCGGTTGAGAACGTGTCGGTCTTGGATGCCGAGACGACTTGGGGGATGGTGTTCGCCAGATCGAGGGCGTCGGCGATGGCCTCGGCCATGGTCTGGTTGTCGGTCGGCCAGTCGGCCACGAGGTCGCTGCCAGCGACGTAGGGGATGTTCCAGGGGGCGCCGGTGTCGGCCATTAGGAGAGGTCCTCGGTCGCGTCCTGCCAGGTGAGGCTAGCGCCGACCTGGTTCCATCGGGTGGGTCCGGCAGCAGCCCACCGGAGGCCAAAGTTCGACAGGCTGTAGTCGGAGACGAACAGGTTGAGGCTAGGCCTGGTCGGGTTGAGTATCCAGGTGTAGCCCTCGACGAACCCTCGGAAAACGCCAGACGGCCGGATGTAGGTGGGAACGGACTCGACGATGACGCCGTAGTTCCGCTCGATCTCCAGGAGCTGGTCGGTGAGGTTGTCCGAAACGTTGAGGACGTCGATGATGACGCCGGCGTCGAGGTTGGTCCTGGGGGCTGACTCGAGCTCGAGGCGCCGGCCGGCGAACGCGACGGCCTCGTCCTGGTCGACGAGTGTGGTCTGATACTGGCGGTCCCATCGGCCGTAGATGCCCATCGAGACGGCAGAGCTGATCTCGATGGTGCCACCGTCGTAGGAAATCTCCAGGGCGTTCGCGAGGTTGCCTTCGTCGGTGGAAGGCTGGAACGACCCTCGCCCGACGACGGACCCCGGGATGGTGATGTACTCGGCTGCCGGGGTGTTCTCGCGCCTGGTCGAGTCGCCATAGCCGATAGTGCCGTCCCGGGTCTCGTAGAGCCATCCTGAGCCGGAGAACGCCGACGTGGCGAGCTCGCGGAGGACGTTGGCCGGCAGACGGTCGATGGCGGCGAGCTCGTAGACGCCGGGGGTGTCGATGTTTGTGAGGTCGGCGTCGAACTGAGCCCACGTTTGGGTCTGCGCGGCCCAGGTGCCAGGGGTGGCCTGCCATTGGGATGCGAGGCCGACCCGGGCGAGGGCCGCGATCTGGGTGCCTTCCTCGCTGGCCGCGATGGTCGAGGTGACTTCGCGACGTCCCGACCGGGTAAGGGGTCCGTTGGCGGCGATGGTCCAGAGCGGTCCGAACTCGTAGATCGAGGCGGACGTCACGGAGACGGTGCCGGTGAACAGGGTGACCGGGGTGGTGGTCTGGTCGTCGACGGTGATGACGAGGTCGTCGCCGAGGGCGACGTCCGGGTTCTCCGTGATGAGAAAGACCCGGCAGGTTCCGGCGACGTTGTTCTCCCAGGGCGACCGGGCGCCCATGTTGATCTCGACCGAGTCGATGGTGTCGGCGGTGTAGTCCGTGCCGGCGATCGAGACGGTGATGGCGCGGCCCCAGGTCATTCGGGGATGCCGATGGACGGATCCGACCCGGAGATGTCGCCGGAGGGGATGGTGACGATGCCCCGGCGTCGGGCGAGGTCGAGGTTGCGCTGTACCTCTCGGGCGAGGGCCTGCTCGTTCCCGACGTAGCCGTTGATGACGATGTTCACCGGGCCGGTGTCGCGGAGGGGAACGTCGCCGGGGTAACGGCCGGTGCGGGTGTAGAACTGGGCCTCGTATGGTGAGAAACCGAGCTCGATTTGCCGCTTGTACTCGTCGACTGGTGCCGAGCCGCCGGCGGCGAGTGCGATGCCAAAAACGCCGGCCAGTCGGCCGGCATTTGTGGCGAGAAATGCGAACGCGGCCTGGACGGTCGCGAACGTCTTGAGGGCGGCATTCAGGGCGACGATCGCGAGAGCGATTTTGCCGATGCCTTCTCCGACTGCCAGGAGCGTCTCGGGGTCGGTCTCTTCAAGTCGGTCGAGAAACCCGAACAGTCTGGGGAGGAGTTCCTCGGCTATGGGGAGGAGCTGCTCGCCGAGCTCGGTGCGGAAATCCTCGAACCGGGAGGTGAGGATGCGCTGGGAGTTCGCGAGGCCTTCGGACGTCCGGGCGAAATCGCCCTGCTGGGTCGTGGTCTGCGCGAGGACCTCGGCCTGGGCGGCGATGACGCGAGTCTGGAGATCGAGCTGGGTGTCGACGTCCTCGACTAGACCGAGGGCGTAGGCCCGGGAACGGAGGGTCTCCTCGTTGAGCAGGACGCCGAACTGGCGGATCGGTTCGGACTCGCCTCGGAGGGCGGCGCCGAGGGCCGTGATGGCGGTATCGACGTCGGTGTTATTGAACGAGGCCAGGTCGGACGCGAGGGTGGTCAGGTCGGTCGAGAACGTGATGAGGTCCTCGCCGGAGAGTCCTGCGGCCTGGCCGAAAATGCCGAACGTTGCGGCGGCGTCGAGGGCCTGCCGGCGGGTCTGACCGAGGGACTGGTTCGCGGTGTTCGCGTACTGCTCGAGCTGCCGGCGGCCTTCCGCGCCGAAAATCTGCTCGACCTTCGACTGGGTCTCGGCGAGGTCGGACGCCAGCTGGATCGAGTCGAACGCGGCTGCTCCGAGCGCGCCAAGAGCGCCGACGGCGAACCTAGAGGCGGTCTCGACGCCGTTCGCGAACTTCTGGAAGTCGGAGCCGGCCTTGCCGAGGTCTTTCCCGAACGAGGAGACGTCGGCGAGGAGTGAGAGCTTGAGGGTCCTGATGGTCTGGGATGCTGCCATTAGGAGCCTCGCTTCCATTCGTCGGCGACCTGCTGGGCTCCCAGCAGCCACCGGCGGAGGATGTCCGGCTGAAGCCTACGGAGCCGGGGAAACGCCCACCAGCCTCGGTTGCCCCGCCCTTGACGTTGCGACCGAGGTGGGAACTGAAGGCCGCCTCGGGACTGGCCGGGCTTCCTGAACCGTTCGCGTTGACGTGGGACGACGGAGCCGAACTCGGACCCGACGGCGAGGACGCCGATGGGGACGCGCTGACCCTTCCGGTTCGTGAAGGCTCGGGCACCTCCGATCGCGACGGAGGGGACGCGGTCCCGGGCGAGCCGGATGGTCTTGGCGACCTCGATGGCCTGGTCCTGATAGAACGGCGCGCCCCTGGCGGCATTCTTGAGCTCGACGACGATGTCGCCGGCGATGTCGCGGCTGAGGTCCTTGAGCCGGGTGTTCGCTTCCTTGTCGAGGTTGCGGAACGCTCGGAGGATCTGGGAGACCTCGCGGTCGTCCAGGCGGAACCG